CCTAACGAAGGGCTGTTATTTATGGTAAGGTTTCCAGAACCAAGTAAAGAACTTCCGTTTACCGTCTTTATGTTAGTCGCGCTTACTAAAGTGTCTTGTTTGGTATTTAAAGCCGTTTGCGTTAATATTGAAATGGGCTTGTCTAAATCGCTTGTGTTGTCTACGTTCGATAGTCCTACGTCCGACTTACTCAAATCTATATTACCGCTACCTAACAAACTTTGCCCCTCGATACTCTTTATATTTGTACCTGAAATTAAAGTGTCTTGTTTTGCGTTCCAAGTTGATTTTTCGGTATCCGTTGCGAATCGATGCGTAGCGTCCTCGGTTACTTTAGTTGCGTCAACGTCGTTTATTTTGGAATTCGTTACTGCTAAGTTGTCGATAGTCCAAACAGAACCCGAACCGCTTACCGTTATGTCGCCTTTATCGCCGTCCGAAATACCACCGCCACCACTCACAACTAAGTTACCGCTTCCAAGTATCGAATCGCCGTTTATGGTTTTTATATTAGTGCCCGAAACAAGGTTGTCTTGTTTACCCGCTTCGAGTTCTTCAACTTTTCGCCATGTAGACTTTAACGCCATTATTTACGGTTTTCGCGTGTTCGTTGTACGAATATAAAAAACGCCCTCCAAAGGTTCTTACCCGTAACCTCTTTGTAACTTTCACTCATGCTTTTTACTTCGGTCATTAAACAGAAAAGCGTGAACAATTTAGTTAGCATATATTCAACCTTTGTGTAATTCTCGAACACGTCCGAAAGGATGAATTTTTCAGCGAGGAAAATAACGATAATTGCACCGACGTACAAAAGGCTTTTTGTAATAGTGTCGCTTAGTCTTCTACTTCGAACCGCTTTCCATCCGTCTTTTCGTACCGTTTTCCATATCCCAAAATAGGTGTCTAAAACAATCGCAAAGAACGCCATTAATATAAGCGGCTTAATCGGTGTTAAAAGTGCGGCTAAACCGCTTAAAAGTGTTGTTAGGTATGCTTTCATTATAAGTACTTTGTTACTCGAATGTAGGTAGGGTAAACAAGAACGCCATTTTGTAACGTTCCCGTGCTATCAGAAGTTGTAATATTTATTCTATTCGCGGTTATTGGCGTTGTTCTTGCAAAATTCGTAAGCGGTAAGTTATTAGTGTTTAGGTAGATTTCTTCGTCACCTGTCAACTCACCGTTAAAGCCTGTTATATCGTAATCCCCTACCGCGTTATAAACCGTTGCGTAAGTATCTCCAAAGTCATCTTTAATCACCGTAATGTTTGGTGCTGTTATTCCCGCTTGGTCAATCCTTGCAATAAACTCGCGTTTACTTACGCTTTCCGCAAGGTTGGCGGTTATGTATTTAGTTTCATAAGCACTAACTCCGTCGAACTGGCTTATTAATAATAGGTCGTTGTCGCTTAGTGTTGCCGCTTGTGGGAACTCGCTGAATTTCTTCATTACTTATCGTTTTGATGTAACTTGTCAATTTTTGTACGTTCGTGTTTTTAGGCTTGTATGCTTTCATAAATACCAACCGCGGAAAAAATTATTTGTATCGGGGAACATATCGGGAGAACTATTATCGTTGTATTCGGGGAACGTCGCGCTGTAAGTACTCATGTAGTCAATAAATCGCTGTGTGTAATGCTGTGCAATTGATCGTTCCTTTTCTACAAGGTAATCGACTTCGTTTTTTTCTACGTTCGTCGCGTTTTCTGAGTTGTGCTTGTACATCCCTTTATTCGCGATTGTGTACGCCGCAAAAGGTAAGTATTCAACCATTGCCCAATGGATAAGCATAGGCTTTACATACGTCTCTAATAACTCTAAATAAGGACTGGCTAACGTGTTGTTTTCAATGTCGGTTTTAAACCTGTTTAGTAGATTTGTACCAAGGTAATTTTGTATGTAAATATCCTGTGCGATTTTGACGAACTGAATGAATTTATCCGTATCGACGTTGCCACCTAACGCGGTTAAACGTACTAAATCGTCTCGTGTTATTAAAAGTGCTTCTGCCATTATCGTGCGTCTCTTGGTAGGTTTTTGTTTCGTGGGCTAAATCCTTTTTTAGGTAGGTTGTTAGGGTAAACACTTACCTCGTATGGATTCGTTACTTTGTAGCCCTTAATTTCCGCCGCTCTCGTTCCTATTTCTTTATATCCTTCTTCGATTTTATTTAAGTCTAACATAAAAGTAACCCGCGCCCATTTGTGATGACATCGCGGGCCGCCTTTAAACCTGAAAATATCGTAAGTATTTGCGCCACCTTCACCAAAACCCGGGTTTACCGCTCGGTTACTCATCATATCAATATCTTCCTTTCTGAAAAGCCTATCAGTATTCGACATCATAGCCGAACAAAAGTCTCTTTCGGGTTGTGGATTACCCGTGTATTTGTAGCGCACTTTAAAGTACTTCAAATCGCCTACCTTCCTATCCTGTGAACTCTTTAAGTTAGGCATCGGATTCCCCGTTTGAACCAAGTTAACCAACTTACTAAGCAAACTAACCTTAGGTTCGAATTCCGTTTCGGCGTTTAAAAGTGCTTCGTCTAATTCGTCTTCGTTTTCACCTACTTCGCGCTCGTCAACTACTACCCATTCTTCGGTTAATTGGTTGCGGTCTACCTCGTCTAAAATGCTTTGTAATTCATTTACCGCGCTTAAGGCTACTTCTTCTTCTACCTTTCCGCTTGCGTCCATAAATTCGAGCGGTTTCAAGGTTTCAAAATATAGTTTCAAACTGATTTGATTGTACGCTAAAATCGTATCTAACGCATCTAAAATAAGTTCTTGATAAGGACGTACAACCATGTTGTAATAAAGCACGAAAGAGTTCTTTAATTCGTCCGCGTTGCTCGAGAATCCGTTTGAACTTGAAACCCCAAAAAGAAGCGGTGACGTTACATTGTGTCCGAGCATGATTTTACGCATACATTCATCACTTAAATACTCGTAATGTTGCGGCGCATCGTTTAGCGGTATGTCTACAACCTCGGTAGCTTGGTCTCTATTGTTGTTGAATGAAATAATTACACGTTCACCTTTCGAGCCTGTCAACTTGTTTTTAACGAGCCTTTCTGTATCGCTCATTTGCTCGTCGGTAGGGATTCCGTTGTTAAAGTTAATTATCTTAGTTCCACTGAATCCATTTTGAACCTCGTTAATTAAATAGTCCGCTATTTCTTCCTCCAAAACGGCATACGGTAAAGCACCTTGGTAATCAACTAAACTAAAATATTTTAATCCTACCGAATAAGGACGAACGTAAAGTATTTCAATGTCCTCTTTTGACGTACCGAAAGACGGAATTCTTTTAGGTGGGAATTTTTTAGTGTCCGTCCAATTGTCCGAGTAATAATACGCTTCTATTTCGCCGTCAGCATTGCACTTTTCAGGGCGTAAAAGGTGTACTGGTATATGGTATGCTTTGTCGATTCGCTTTCTGTCCTTAGAGTAGATTACTTGAAAAGCAAATTGACCGAGCATCTTTGCGTCCATGATAACTTTACGGATACAATCTTTGTTAAATAGGACGCGCATTTGAGCGTATTCTGCGGGTTTTCTAGACGCGTCTAAGGCATTCAATCCACGTCCGTAAATTAACTTCGCTATGTTGTTTATAATCGCGTTATTTGTAGGGCTGTAAGTATACCTGTCAATTAGATATTGGAAGTAATCGTTGTCTTCACCGTAATCAACCCAATTTTCTCGGCTGTTTTCGTGAACAGACGGGGTTTCATATTTCGCTAAATCAACAAAGTGAACGTTATTCATAAGTTATGTACGTGTTTTGTGTCACATTTGGGATATATTGCGACGTGTTATTAGGGTAATTATTCACGCTAAACGTGTCTAAGTTCTGAGAAGTTACGAATACCTTGTCGTAAAAGGTCATTACTGCCCCATCAAAAAGGAACATATCGTACCAATGGTTTTCGATTAGGTCGACATCGACATCTATTACAAGCTCAAAGTAGTACTCTAATTCGGTAAATGAAACTATCGCAAAGGTCTGTTCGGTGTTTGTTTGGTCATCTCGGAATATACAAGCGTCCGCGTTTTCGTACCTTGGAACGATACTAAGTGTTTTCTGTGCGGCAATAGGTGTTATTACTTGCATATCTATATAACTATTTAAAGACGAATTGTTTTAAAACAAAAAAAGGGAGCAGACCGTTTGTCCACCCCCTTCAAACTAAGTATTAGGAGAATTAAGAGCCTATTTTAGTTATCGTCGATAGCTGCACCACCAAACAATGCCGCTAGAGATGCTTCATCGTTACAATCCAAGAACGGCGCTGGAATGTTCTCCATGGCTGTAAATGTCAAATTATAACCGCTAAAATCACCCAAGGCACTACCAGTTGAGAAAGTACCCGCAGTTACGTCACATCCTCTTTCAAGACCTGCTAAAAAGAAGTTAAGGTTTCTGTCACGAACAACAATATGTGGTCGTCCATAGGAAAGCAACTTAACCGTTTTATGAGTAGCGATATCTTGACGCTTCAACTGAGCCACTACAACTTGCTCGAAGAACGTAGTACCGTTGTCACGGCTTGATTGGATTGTTTGCTCGAATGAGTTCGCACCTTTCAACTCAAATTTGTAAAGCGTAGTTACACCCGCAACCGCTGTAATTACGTCTTCGTAACCCGGAGTTGGAGGCGTAGTATCAAATGTTACGTCTGTTGGGTAGTTAATCCCGTAGTTTATAATGTAGATAGCGTCTATACCCGAAACCGAATCTTTACACGCTTCTAACCTTCCGTTTGCTATATCACAAGACATATCTAATGTATTAAAAAGTTAAAAATAGGGGGCTTTTACACCCCCGTTAATGATTATAGAGATACGTCGTAAACAACGCAGTCTTCCAAGATTCCGATTTGAGTACCCGCAGTATATCGAGCTACGAAACGAACGTTTTTACTACCGTCAATTGCACTCATATCTATAATTCGGCATTCTTGGTGGTCTGAAAGTAGACCAGTTCCAAAGAACAAGTTCTCTTTAGTCGAAGCCAACATAGTGTTAGAATCCATTCCGTTAGCCATGAAAAGCGGAATACCGTCGAAAGTTAAAGCGTTAGCGTTACCATTATACCAAGTTGTTCCTTGGTTGTTGATACCTGCCGCTCCAACACCCGAAGCGAATCCACCCAATGCACGAACGTAAGCACGAACTACGTTTTGTGGAGCATAGATTTTAAGACCTTCTTTTCCGTAAAGACGTGAAGGAAGCGCGTCAACTACTTTACCGATTTCAGCGATAACGTTAGTAGGGTCGATAGTTGTACCTCCAACACCTTGAGCCAATGGAATACCTGTTCCAACTTCTGAAAGAGCCAAAGAGAAAAGACCGTCGAATTGACCATTAACCGCACTGTCGCCAGTCCAAAGGGAAACTTCTGTGCTTTCCGCCATGCTTCCAAGAAGACGCGCGATGAAGAAGTCAGTAAAGTTTTTAGGCAATACATCGAATGCGCTATAACCCATTTGGATAGCTTCCCAATCGTCTTCGAATTCTTTCTTACAAACGGTAGCGTTAATTTGTAAATACTTAGGTTCGATTACTCTGTCACCTAAAACAACGTCGCCTGTCGGGTCGAAGTCGCAAGAATCATTCTTGATAAAATCAGT